CATCACCGTCAACATCGCGCTGCGGTCGCAGCTCTACGACCTGGCCTACTTCACCTCCGGGACGATCCCCGAGGGGCTGTTCTCCATCACCGCGCAGTGGTCCCAGCAGCAGATCAACACGTACCAGGAGAACTTCGACACGATGCTGGAGGGGCGCGACGACGCCCGCCGGCGGCTCCGGTTCGTCCCCTCCGGAGAGTTCCACGACACCAAGGCGCGCCAGTGGGACTACGAGTTTCAGGAGTGGCTGGGGCGCGTGATTTCTTGGGCCTTCGGCGTCTCGCCCATGCCGATCGCGAAGATCATGAACCGCGCCACCGCCGAGATGCAGGAGGTCTCCGCGATCGAGAGCGGCGTCAGGCCCCTGGCGGAGTTCCTCGAGGACGCGATGAACGACTACATCGCGGGCCCCCTGGAGAGCCCCGACATCGAGGCGCACTTCGGCGCGGACGAGACCGAGGACCCGGCCACGGTCTACCAGCGCAACGTCGCCTACATCAACGCCGGCGTGCGCTCCGTCGAGTCGGTCCGCAAGGAGATCGGCGAAGCGAGCCCCGAAGGCGAGGAGGAGGTCCCCGCCTTCGTCATGACCCCCACGGGGCCCGTGTTCCTGCAGGATCTCCTGGCGCAGAAGGAAGCCGCCGAGCAGCAGGATCAGGCCCGCATCGATCCGGGACTCATCCAGCGCGCCTTCCTGGAGGTCCCCTTCATGACGCGCGACGAGCTGCGCGCGAGCCTGGGCCTGCCGTCGGTGGGCGGCGCCTTGGGCGCCGAGTACGTCGTCATCGAGAAAACACCGATCGGCGCGGCGCCGGGACCTCCCACCGGCGAGACGCCCCCCACGAAGGCCGAACCGAAGCAGGCGAAGGACGACACGGATTCCGACGCCGACGTCGCCCTATTCGGGGACACGCCCGAGCGCGAGCTCGCGCGGTGGCGCTCCTTCGCCATGACCCGGGTCGCGCGCGGCCGCCCGATGCGCAAGTTCCAGACGTCTGCACTTCCTGTCCGCGATCGCGCCCGCATCGAGGTAGGCCTGCGCCGGCTCTACCGGCCGGACCTGGGCGTCATCCCGGCGCCGGAGGCGGTGCGCGCTCTGTTTGACCTGGGCAAGCTCGACTTCCAGGAGGTGCCGCCGGCGTCGCTCGAGGGACCAGCGCAGAGCGTGCGCAGCCTCGTCGCACGCTGGATCGGGGATCACCGGGACGCTCTCGTCGCAGGCGCTCTCGAGGAGCTGCCCGAAGAGACCATCACCGGGAAGCTCGCTAGGCTGTGGCCCCGGCGGATGCACAAGAAGCTCGCCGACGTCGATCTCTCGATGGACGACCTCATCGAGGACATGACCGCGGCGCTGCAGCGCGCGGTGAAGGCCGGCTCCGACGACACGATCGCGATCGGCGGCTTTGACTTCAGTCTCGACTCGCTCCCCGAACAGGCCGTGGCCTACGCGAAGCAGCGCGCCGGCGAGCTCGTTGTTGAGATCCCCCAGAAGCTCATGGAGGACATCCGCGCCAAGGTGACCACCGCGATCGCTGAGGGCTGGTCGACCGACAAGCTGGCCGTGGCGCTCGTCGACGGGACGATCACCCCTGGCCGCGCGGAGCGCATCGCGCGCACCGAGACCGGCTTTGCCTACAACGAGGGTGCGGCGGACGTCTACGAGGCGGCGGGACAGGAACACGTGGAGGTCCTCGACGGGGGCGGGTGTCTGCCCGAGGGCCACGACGACACCGCAGACGATCCCGAGCTGGTCGTAGGGATCGTCCAGGACGACCGGCTCGCCAACGGCCAGGTCTGGACAATCGCGCAGATGCGCCAGCATCGGCTGGGGCATCCGAACTGCGTGAGGGCCTTCATCCCCTATGAGAAAGGAGCCTGACGTGTAGCGCGCGTCTACGAGTTAAAGCAGGCCGGAGCGGTCACAGGTGGCGGGCCCGCCGGCGAGGTCCCGATTCCCGTCCACTCGATGGCCGTCGTCACCATCGACATCACGGCGGTCTCCGGGACATCACCGACGGCCGACTTCTGGCTGCAGGGCTACGACCGCTTCGCCAAGCAGTGGTTCGACGTGCCCTACGACCAGCAGCTCACGGCCAACGCGGCCGCGGCGGACCTGGCGGCGAACACGAATCGCAGGAACATCAACGGGACATCCGCAGCGACGGGCGTCAGCAAGCACGTGGCCGTGTACAAGCACCTGCCGTTTGAGAAGGTCCGGCTCCAGTGGGCCCTTGGTGGCACCACACCGAACTTCACCTTCTCGTCGGCGATCTCCGGGAAGTAGGAGGCAACACGTGTAGGCGTATCGGGTGACGGAAGGCGCATCGAGCTGGAGGGATTGTTCGCCCACACGGCGGACGGCCAGGGCGTGAGCGTTCCGATCCCGTCTCTGACGATGGCGCAGGTCTGCCTCAACATCACCGCAGGCTCCGGGACATTCGGTGGCGGCGAAGGCCTCGCCGTTTGGTTGCAGGGCTCGGATGACGAGGGGCTCACTTGGTACGACCTGCCATCCGACCAGCAGGGAAAAACCGCCGCCTCCGGAAGTGAAGTCGACGCCGCGCTCAACCGCCGGAACGTCACGGGCACGACGCTCCACACCACAACCGGCGCGCACCAGTTCCTGGCGCTCTACAAGCACCTGGCGGCGAAGATGATCCGGGCGGTGTGGGACATCGCGGGCACGACACCGTCTTTCACCTTCACGGTCGTCCTGGTGGGGAAGTGAACCATGCCGATCATCGTCCCGAAGACAACCGAAGACAGCTTCGAACTGGTGCCCTTGAGCCTGAAGAACCCAACGCTGTTTCCGGGCCCCACCAACTGGTACGACGTCGGGCGCTTTCGGGAGGGGACGGTATGCGTGCGGATCCCAAAGGCTGTCGGCTCGGGGATCAGCGTAGTGATCTGGGCTCAGACAACCGACGACGATCCGGAGCATCAGCCCGACGACACTCTCTGGAAGGCGTTCGACCTGTACCACGACAACGAGATGAAATCGGGCGACGGGACCACGCGCGACAACAAGCGCAATGTGGTCAACGGCGCGGGGACCGGGAGCGTCCCGGGATCGTGGAGAGCCATTTACAAGCACCTGGCCTGCCGGTATCTGCGCCTGGATTTCAACTATGGCGGGTCGTTCGGCGGCTCGGACGGCTTCACGTGGGGCGCGCGGTTCGTCGGGAAATGACACGACTTCATTCGAAGCGGGCAACGGGCCCGCAGGAGGTAGGAAGGTAAAGACCAACAACAAGCTCCACCTGTTCATCCCCCTCACGAAGATCGACGAGCAGCAGCGCATGGTCTACGGCGTCCTGGCCGAGGAGGTCGTCGACAAGACCCGCGAGATCATGGATTACGCGCGCTCGAAACCCCACTTCAAGGCGTGGTCCGAGTCCTTCGATCAGATCACGAAGGGAAAGTCCAAGGGCAATCTGCGCCGGATGCACCAGCCCCACGTGGCCGGACACTTCGAGCAGGTCGTCCTCAACGACGAGCTCAAGCGCGTCGAGGTGGCAGCCAAAGTCACCGACGACGATGACTGGAAGAAGTGCCTCGCCGGCGACTACACCGGCTTCTCGGTCGGCGGCGACTACGTCGAGACCTGGCAGGACGACGTGCTCAAGGTCCTGCGCTACGAGGGGCGCCCAGCGGAGGGGTCTCTGGTCGACAACCCGTGCATGTACGGCGCGCAGTTCTCCCACGTGAAGGCCGACGGTGCCGAGGAGCTGCGCAAGTTCGCCGGTGCTGCGCGGCTCGAGAAGATCAAGCCGATCGAGGCGGCGCTCACGAAGCTCGCCGAGCTCACGAAAGACGACGTCCCCGCCGAGGCGGCCGCACCCGCGGCCGTGGCGATCGCGGGCATCGCCGAGGTGAAGGCGAAGCTCCAGGAGGTCCTCTCGAACTTCGCGCTGCTGCCGACGGACAGGACCAGCTTCGAGATGCACGAGCTCATCAACGCGCTCAACGAGCTGGACTACGCCGCCTACACCGCGCGGCAGATCCGCGCCGAGGCGCTGGCGTCCGATGGAACCGCGAAGGCGGCGACACCCGAGGTGACGAAGGACGCCCCGACGGATCCCCCAGCCGCTCCCCCCGCGGATCCCCAGGCGAAGCCGGCCGATGCTCCGCCCGCCGCACCAGAGACGGCGGATCCCGCGGTTCCAGACAACACGCCATCACCGGACGCAGCGAAGACGGTCGACGTGGCCAGCCTCGCGAAGTCCGTGCACGAAGCGCTCGCAAGTTCCACCGAGCTCATCAAGGCGCAGCTCGCGTCCCTGAAGGACGGCCTGTCGGAGACGGTCACAAAGACCGTGGACACGGCCGTGAAGCAGGCAACCGAGAGTCACCAGAAGAAGCTCGAGGAGCTGGGCAAGCGCATCGCAGAGGTCGCAGCCACACCGGCAGCGATCGGAAGGCCGGCCCAGCCGGCAGAGAAGACCCTCGGCGGGACGCCGGGGGCGGCCGAGACACCCATGGACGCGGACGCGATCCAGAAGGTCCTCGGAGCGATGAAGGGCAAAGTCAGCGACCAGGTCCTGCGCGCGACAGCGCTGGACCTCGCGTCGAAGGCGATGCCCAGGTAACGACAACGACAACCTCAACCTGAGTTGCAAAGGAGACAACACTTGTAAACGGACTCGAACAGATCACGCAGGAGACGCTCGCCAAGGCGGCGCTCGCCTGCAAGGAACTGTCGAAGGCCGGCGAGACGGTGACGGTGGAAACGGGCCTCACGGGGTTCAACCTCGAGGTGCCCGCCAAGCTGCTCGTGCCGCTGCTCTCGCCGTTCCGGCAGTCCATCGCACGCGTCACGGTTCCCGGCAAGGGGACCAACCACAAGAAGATCACCGCGGTCACGCCGACCTCGAGGTTCTTCGCCGCGCAGGGCACGAAGGCGAACAAGTTCGCCCTCACGCTCGCCGACGTCGCGGTGAACTACAAGTCCTACGGCCGCGGGGGAGACGTCACCTGGGAAGCCAAGATCGCGGGGCAGAACTTCGAAGACCCGAAGGCCCGCGCCCAGGCACTGCTGCTGCTGGGAGCCCTCAGGGAAGAGGAGCTCGTCATCATCGGCGGGAACGTCACGGCGCTGCCAGCACCCACCGGAGGAGCGGGGGTGGCGGCGGCCTCAGGCGGAGCGCTCGCGGACGCGACCTATCGGGTCCGCATCTTCGCCCTGACGATGGAGGCCGTGGGTAGGGCCTCGAGGATCGCCCGTCCCGCCGCAGGCAACAAGTACAACTTCACGGAGGTCCCGACCATCGACACGTCGGTCGGATTCTCCGTGGCGTCCTCGGAGGTCTCAGCGACGGTGACCGGAGGCGGCGGTGCGGGGCAGGTGACCCTGACCTGGACCGCGGTCAACGGTGCAGTCGCCTACGCGATCTACGCGTCGACGACCACCGGTGCCGGCAACCAGAAGCTGCAGGGCATCGTCACGCAGACCGAGGTGGTCATGACGCACATGAACACCACGGGCGCAGCGGACCCCACCGGCGGCGACACGTCGGCCGACGCGCAGGCCTTCGACGGGATCGTCCCACAGCTGTTCGCGGCGAACTCAGGCGCCTACAAGAAGCGCCTGAACAACCCGCTGTCGGCGGCCGTGGGTCACCAGATCCCGGAGATCAAGGAAGCCCTCATCGACATGTACGACCGGACGAAGGTCGTGCCGGACCGCATGCTGGTTGGCTCCCAGGAGAAAGAAGTCATCGACGAGAAGCTGTCGTCCGTGGCCAACGACCGGATCAACATCGTCTACAACGCCGCCGCAGGGGGCGTGCAGTTCCAGACGCAGCAGTGGTATCCGGCGCCCGTGGGCAACGCCAAGCAGATCATGATCGAGGAGAACCCCAACCTCCCGGGCGGGATGATCCTCTTCCTGATCGACAGCGTGCCCTACCAGGACAGCCAGATCCCCGCGGCCTGGCAGATGCACATGGGCCAGGACCTCGCGCGCCTCGACTACGCCCTCACCAAGCCGGCGGAGGAGTTCGAGATCCGCTTCTACGGAGCCCTGGCCGGTTACGCGCCTGGGCTGCAGGGAGTGATCCACGACATCCACCGCTTCTAGTTCTTCCGACATGAAGCGACTTTCCCCGGGGCGGGGACACATCGCTCCCGCCCCGGGCATCAACCTCAAAACAGGAGGAAAGAGCATGGCGAACAAGAAGACGAAGGCAAGCACGCAGGAGCCGGAGGCGAGTGCCCCCGAGATCGCAAGGTCGGGCCCGAAGATGGTGGTGCTGAAGGCGCCGCAACATGTTTGCAGCATCAGCGGAGAGGGCGACGGCGCCGAGCCGATCGAGATCCCAGAGAGCGGCCTGGTGGAAGTCCCAGAGGAGCGCGCGTCGGTTCTCATCAATCAATGCGGCTTCACGGTGCACCGCGGGTGATGAGAAGGCTCGCGCTTCTGGTCGGGCGGCTGCGGATCCTCAAGAGGCTCCGCGCGCTCGAGGAGAAGGTATCACTCATGCATCCGTGCCACGACTGCGGCGGGTGGGTCCTGCCCGGGCACCGTGCCGTGGGGCTCACGCCCAACGGGCAGGGTCAGCTCGAGCCGCGGTGCAAGTGGGACCAGGCCGCCTACGAGAGAAGCGCCTTGAAGCGCGCGCGTGAGGCGGCGCAGCAGCAGAACAACAGGAGGAAGGCCGGGTAACGCCACTGGTAGATATCGGCATCGCGAAGGGCCTGGCCTTTCGCGATCTCACCGACGCCAAGCACGACGAGCAGATCCAGTTCGCCCTGGAAGCGGCCACCGTCGAGATCGAGAGCGAGATCGCGCCCCGGCGCATCATCGCCGCCGATTACGACGAGTGGTACGAGGGGCGCCTCTGCCTGGGCCGGTACAGCGAGACCCTCTACCTCGAGCAGTGGCCCCTCATCACCCTGACGGTGGTGACCGAAAACGGGATCACCCTGACGGCGGGCAAGGGCTACAGCACGACCCTGCAGGTCCTCCAGGAAGACGCTCTGGGGATCCTGCGCCGCAGGGCCGGCGGGGGAGACTCCCTGGTGCTCGAGGCTCACGCGATGGCGGGATTCCCCAGCTACCGCGGCTGGAGCAGCGGGTGCCAGAACATCCGGGTTACCTACCGCGCCGGGTACGAGCTCGACCAGGTCCCGCGCGATTTGCAGATCGCGTGCGCGGAGCTGGCCCGGCTGATATTCCGCCAGGTCCCGCGCTCGGGGACCTCCGGTCGCTCGCGGCCGCGTGGATCGACCAGCTTCGCCGAGGCGCTGCCCGAGAGAACCCGGGCGGCCATCCACCGCTACTCGCCCCTCAACCGCCCGCGAATGCGGGCCGCAGCGGCGTAGGAGATCCGATGTAGCGCGCGTCACCATCAACGTCGAGACGGTCCAGAACCTGCTGACGCAGTTCGGCCGCAGGCTCCCGCGCACCATCGAGCGAGGGATACGCTCAGGCCTCGGGCTGATGGTCCTGGACGTCACCAAGAACCGCCTGCAGGGCCAGTACCTCAACCGCCGGACCGGGACGCTGATCCGGTCGATCACGGCATCGCCCTTCGTCCAGGTCCTCGACACCGTGATCCGCGGCATCTGGGGGAGCAACCTCTCCTACGCGCGCGTGCATGAGGAGGGCTACCGGGGACGGATCCGCGTTCCTGGGCACGAGCGCGGCGCCCACCGTAGAACGGGTCACTCCAGACGCGCCCACCGCAGGCGCCCCTACACCTACACCAACCGCGCCGGCACGTCCGTCACCGTCCGCGCGCACACCGTGCGCGGCGGGGTCATCCGCACTCACCGGGTCCGCGCGCACGCCGTGCGGTCGCTCTCGCGCCTGGTGAGCTTCCGGGCGCGCCACTTCATGCGCGACACCGTGCGCGATCAGGGCCCCGAGGCCATGCGCCGGATCCGGCGCGCGCTCATCCACCTGGTGCGCACCGGTGAGGTCCCGAGCGCCTCTCAGCTGGGAGGTGGGTGATGGTCGCCGGCAACTGGAAGCTGTCAGGTGCGGTCGAAGACTGCACGGTGCGTTCGTGGGACGCGGCCGCCGGCGACGATCCCGATCTGGGCTACGGCGAGCTGCTGGTGATCGTCGAGCTCTCCTTGCACCTGGCCGAGGACGGCCTGGGCCCGACCGGGCCGCACCATTCATGGGCGGCCGTCTCGGCACTTGTCGAGCAGCTCAAGACGATCCAGGGCGGCTCCGAGTACTGGACCAACCTCGAGGAGCGCGTCTTCACCAGGTCCTGGCTGCCAGACGACGACGCCTGCCCATCGATGCCCTACCTCTCGGTCGTGCTCGAGCTGCCCGAGGGCAACTTCCTTTTCAACGAGGGCTCCATCGTGCGCGACGTGTTCCGGATCAACGTGATCGGCTGGGTGCCCGAGAACACCGAGTCGCACGCCGAGACAAGCGCGGTGGAGGCGGCTCTGAAACTGAAGGACGACATCGTCAAGGCACTCATGTAGGAGGACGCACGCAATGACCAGCACCAACGGAAAGGTGGCGAGCTTCACGGGCAAGACGATTCAGCCGGGCCAGTGGGCTCCCTACAACGACGAGGACGGCAACGAGCGCAGAGCGAAGCACGGCGCCGAGATCCCCGTCGAGAAGGTCAGCAACATCGATCACCTGGTGGATCGCGGGATCGTCGTCGTCAAGACGCCCGCGGCCGCCACGACCAAGGAGACATCCAAGAAGTAGCGACCACCACAACCACACACGCCGAAGTCGCCCTGTCCTCGGCCCCACTCATGAGGTGAGGACATGGCGAACAATCTGGGAAAGATCGTCATCGGCAAGGCCGATATCTCGATTTCGGACTACGTCACCGCCGGCGGCGCGGGAACTTTCACCGACATCGGGTACACAAAGGGGCCGTGCACCATCGAGCCGAACATCACGGACTACAAGATCGTGCCCGAGCAGGTCCTCGGGGTGCTCCGGTCGATCCCCGTGAGCATGGACTACAAACTGAAGTTCTCCATGATGGAGACCGATCTCCCCAAGCTCCGGAGGGTCCTGAGACTCCCGGCCGCCAATCTCGTGGTGACGGGCACCACGCCCAACATCACGGAGACCCTGTCGGTCGGAGATTCCGTCGAGACCTACAACCAGCTCAAGGTCATCACCTCCGGTGCGAAGCGGGCGATCCAGGATGCGGTGGTGACGCGCACGTACACGTTCTGGAAGGCGACGTGCGAGTCGATCGAGCCCATCGGGCACACGAAGGAGCAGGAGGCCGTCGTAGGCGTGACCTTCTCCCTGACGCTCGACGACAGCGTCGCGACCGCGGACAAGTACTTCAAGGTGGCCGACACCCCGCTGGTGTAGTGGGGACGGCAACCTCAACACCTGCAGAGGCATGGGGCGCGGACTCGCCCTCCGGGGCGGGCCGCCCATGCCTCCTATGGAGGTTTACAGATACGTGAACATCCGATCGCTGATGCACGAGCACACCGTCGTGGTTCACGCGGGGCGGAGGTTCGTCTGTCGCAAGCCGACCTGCTCGACGGTGACACTGGCGCTGGGGTCATTCGGGGCCGAGATCCTCGGGTTCAGGCGCGTGTACCGGCAGTCCCAGGCGGTGTTCGACGCTGTGGACGCGATCCCTCTGGCTCTGCGCCACATCAAGAACCTGCCGAGACTCGCCAGCGTTCTCGCCACGTGCTGCGAGCTGCACGACGGCGCCCCGGGCGAGCTCGAGGAGCTGCTGGCCGGGCGTGGTGGCCGCATGCTCGCCGGCGAGCTCATCGCGGGGATCCTGTCGCTCTGCGATCTGGAACGGCTCATCGCGGCGACCGAGATGGATCGACTTGTCGACGAGTTGGAGAAGGAACCGGCGCCGGGCCCGGCGGTGGCGCGAGAGACGGACGGGCCCTCCGCGATGGAGCTGCTCGCCGCGAGTCTGGGCGAGCGCTTCGGGGTCGCCCCACACGAGGTCATGACCTGGCCGTATCTGGAGGTCATCGATCTCGCCGAGCGGATCCTCCCGGCGCTCGCCAGGATACGCCGCGGGAAAGGGCCGGAGGTCTTCGGGCTCTCGGCCGAGGAATGGGAAGACGAAGGCGTGACGCTGCACTGAGGGAGACACGGTAGACAAGAACCTCACGATCCGCGGACTCATCGAGTTCGTGCTGAACCGCAAGGGCCTCACCGTGACCGAGGCGGAGCTCAAGAAGCTCGCCAAGGAAGCGGAGGCGGTCGGCTTCAAGATGGACCAGACCGCCCAACGCAGCGAGAAGAGCACCTCGCGCATGGCGAAGAGCTTCGACCTGGTCGGCCGCTCGATCAAGCAGGTCGGCTCTGCCCTGCTGGGCGCGTTCGGTGCGGTCGCAATCGTTCAGGGGATCGCGTCACTCATCGCCGAGAAGCTGAAGCTGCGCCGGGCAGTCTCGGGGCTCGAGAAGGACCTGGTCGGGCTCGGGGTCGCGACGCGCGAGCAGGCCTCCGAGGTTGGCGCCTTCCTCACCCGCCTGAAGTCCGCCACCGGCGCGATCGAGAGCGAGACGATCCCGGTCATAAAAGAGCTGACCCGCGCGACTAAGGATCTCGGCGAGGGGCTCGCCCTCACGCAAACGGCCGCGGTCCTGGCCGCGAGCGGCTTCGGAACGCTCGACGAGGTGGCGGGGAGCCTGGCCAGGCTCGTCAGGGGGGACATCCCGAGCGTGGCCGAGGCCTTCGGCATCGACGCGAAAGCGGGGGGCGAGCTGCGCTCGCAGATCGACATCGCCAACGACATGCTCGACCTGTTCACCAAGAAGCTCGAGGAGACGGCTCGGGCGCGTCGCGAGGCGTTGTCGATCGAGCCCGCGGCTACGCGGGTGGACCCGCGCACCGGCGCCGAGGTGGGCGAGGAGATGTTCAGCGCGCGCTCCGCGGAACAGAAGCGCCTCCTCGAGGAGTTCGAAGCCACCGAGAAGAAGATCCAGGAGGGCTTCGTCGCATTCATGGAGGGTCTCTTCGGCAACGCCGCGGCCGCAGACAAGAAGGTCCTCGAGGAGAAGGCCAAGCGCGACGGGGAGACCGCGAAGCGGATCGTTGAGAAGCGCGCCGCGATCGAGGCGCGGGCGGCGGAGGCGCTCATCCAGCAGAAGATCGCGATGGAGGAGGACGGCTCGCTGCGCCGGCTGGCCCTCGAGCTGGAGCTCCTCGACGACCAGAAGGAAGCGGCTCTCCGCGGCGCCGGCGACTCGGCCAAGGCCAGAGTCGATATCGAGGCCACCTTCGCTCTCGCCCGGATGCAGAAGGAGCAGGAGTTCATCGAGTCCCAGGAGGCGCAACACCAGGAGTATCTCGGAGGCAAGCTCGAGCGCGAGGAGATGCACGCCGAGGAGCTGCAACGGATCCGCGAGGCGGACGCGCAGCGCCGGCTGGACCTGATGGAGTTCGATCTCGAGCAGCTCGAGGAGGGGAGCGACGAGCGGCTGCGCCTCCAGGAAGACTACCTGATGGATGAGATGAACAAGGAGACGGCGGCCGCCGCGGCGAGAGAGGAGAACGTGGCCCTCGAGACGCTGTTCTGGCTCAAGAAGATCAGGGCGGCGCGCGAGGCCGACTCCAAGGCTGACCGTGCCCTCGCGGCGGCTGATAAGAACTTCAAGCTCCAGCAAGGAGTCGCCTGGGCGCAGGCGGCCATCACCTTCGGGGAAACGATCTTCGGTGAGAACAAAGCCCTGGCGATCGCGGAAGCGCTCGTGTCCACGTACGCGGCCGCGGCGATGGCCCTGCGTCAGCCGCCGGGCCCGCCGTACACGATCCCCTTCGCAGCGCTCGCGATCGCGCAGGGGATGAAGCAGGTCAAGGCGATCCAGGCGACGAAGAAGGACCACGGCGGAGGCGGCAAGAGCGAGGCCTTCGACGACCCGGTGAACGACGCCATGGCGTTCTCGATGGGGCGCAAGTCGATCGACGACTTCGTCCGGCTGACCCGGGACGGGATGGTTGAGGGATTCCGCCAGGCGCTCGAGAGCATGGGCGGGGCGCCGGCTCCAATCGCTCAGGTCGCAGCCGGCGGCGGAGATCTCGGCGGGGGCGTCACGCAGCAGATCAGCATCGGCAACGTCTACGGCGGGGACGCCGGGCTGCGCGAGCTGTCCCGGGTGCTCGAGCGCGCCAGCCGACTCGACCGCCCGCGGCAGTTCAGATGAGGACGCCATGGACGCACTGACCAAGCAGCAGAAGATCGATCTGACCGTCCGCACCCTCGTTATGGCCGCGGAGCAGCACCGCCTCGGGGCAATGGGGGACCGAGAGCTGATGGTCATGAACATGGTGTGCCTCGAGGAGCTCCAGGCGCTGGACCCCGAGAAGGCCAGCGAGTTCGTGTATGGCGGGGACCCTGGGCTCCGCCAGCTCTCGCGCGAGCTCGAGCGTGCGGGTCGCCTGGATAGGAGGCTCCTGAAGTGATCGAGCTGACGACGGACGAGAAGGTCGCCTTAACGCTGAAGCCCCTTGTCGCGGCGATCTCCATGCATAAGGTCGGCAGGATCGACGACAGGACCCTAACGGTGATGACGTTCTCGACGCTGCGCGAGGTCGCGCAGATCGACCGGGACGCAGCTCGCATGCTCCTCTCGGCGCCCGACGTCGCGAGACTGCTGAAGGTGCCCCCGGAGGATGCGCTCGCGATCCTCACGGCGCGGGACCTCACCACCTGCCTGCGCGAGATCGCACGGATCGGAGCGGGCGAGGAAGAAGGTGGCGGGTGAAGTCCGAGCTTACGAAGGAGGACAAGATCCGGCTCACCCTCGACGTGCTGCGCACGGCCATCAAGCAGCACAAGGCGGGGAAGATGGGGGAGCGCGAGCTCATGGTGATGAACACGGTCTGCCTTCGAGAGCTCAAGGAGCTCGACCCGCACGGCGCGGAGGCCGCGCTCGAGCGGGCCCTTGGACGCCTGGCCGCCGCGGAGTTCATGAAGCTCCGCGAGGGGGACCGACAGCACTGACCCCCCACACCCGTCAGGCAGACGGATGTAACCCGCTGCGCAGGCGACGCTTCGACGATTCGCACCGCCTGACGAGCGGGAGAATCGAACCAGCTGCAGCCCGCTGGCGCGGCTCCGGCGGGGTCGGCGGGGATTTCTGATCTTGCCGGTGGGGATCCTGTGGGCGTATACTCGTGGGCGTCGAGTGCGGGCCCCCCGCGAGGTAACGACTCACGAGGGGCCCTGACCCGGACATGGAGTGACCCATGACCCAGGCTGCGCGGATCCTACCATCCCCCCACAACCTGAATCCTGAGCCCTCCGTGTCCTTCTCCGCCCTG